ACGGTACACTAGGACAACTGAAAATATTGGTTATGAAAACTGATGGCGGTAATGCAACTATCACACCAACAACATTTGCAAATGGCACAACACTTACAATGGACGCAGTGTTAGACAGCGCAACGTTAGTTTATACTAGTACTGGATGGGTAATACTTGCTAACCAGAACTGTGTTGTAGCCTAGATAAATACTCTATAATGAGGAGTATTAGAGCATGACGGCTCCAGTATGGGTAACACCACCAGGTGATTTAGGCACTGTTGTTGAAGGTGAATTTTATCAAGTACAATTAAGTGCAGACAATGCAGAGTCCTACTTGTATCTTGCTGGTGTTCTTCCTGTTGGCATTCGTGTTACACAAAACGGTATACTAGAAGGCAATCCTAAAAACTACGATTATATCCAAGGTGTTCCAACTGAGATTGCACAGGACGTAACCAGTAAGTTTGTTGTTCGTGCAACCAGCCTAGATGGTACTGTAGCAGACCGTGTGTTTGAAATGACTGTTACAGGACAGGATGCTCCTGTTATTAACACACTTCCAGCAGAAAACTTAGGTTCATACTTTGATGGTGATAAAGTTGATGTGCAACTAACAGCAACAGATCCCGATCCAGGTGATACACTTACATGGCGGTTACAAAGTGGTAATTTGCCTGACGGATTGAGTATTAGTACTAGTGGTCGTATTTTAGGGTCTATCGAACCATTTGCCACAATAACTGGTGCGCCAGGATTTGATGTTAATAATTTTGATATTGGCGAATGGGACTTTGGCACTAAAAGTGTTAACAAAAACTACGAGTTTACAGTTGAAGTAAGTGACAGCAAACAAATTGATTTAAAGACATATAGTTTATATGCACTAAGTCGCAATATTGTTACTGCTGATATTGACCTTATTACTGCAGACAACTATGCAAGTCAAAGCACAGACACAGACATTAACAGTTTGCTGGATGCAAGTCAAACTAACTTTCGCAGGCCTGCCATGCTTACACAGGCAACAGAACTTGGAACAATCAAGCATGACAACTACTTTAGTTTCCAAGTACTTGGCAAAGATTTTGATGGTGACGTGCTTGAGTTTCAGTTAACTGGCGGCTTTGACGGAGCAACACTGGGTTTTGATAGTTTAAATTTTGACGTTGAGACTGCAAATCTACCAACTGGACTTGTATTAGATCCTGCAAGTGGGTGGATAAGCGGCTATATTCCTGCACAAGCAAGTACAACCGCAAGCTATAGTTTTGGTATTTTCTGTCGCAAGCGTGATAATACAGACTATGTAAGCCAAGACACAATTAGTTTCACAATGACTATTGAAGGTGATATTGATAGTGTCATCACTTGGCCCGATAGTGATTTGGGCATAATTAAAACAGGTGAGCAAAGCGAGTTAGATGTTATCGCAACTATTAGTGATAGTAGACCTGTGCAGTATGAACTTAAACGAAGCATAGGTGCAGTACAAAATCTTCCTCAAGGACTTAGACTAAACAGCAGCGGGCTGTTGATTGGCAGAGTTAGTTTTGAAACAATGGTGTTTGACACAGGCATTACTACATTTGACATTGAAGATTTATACACCAACGAAACTACCTTTGAAAGCATACACGAATTTACAGTTAGAATCTACAGTTCAGACGGAGTCATTGACACCTTTAAAAAATTCACTGTTACAGTTGATGCAGATACTAACAAGCCATATGAAAGTTTATTTGCTCGTGCATTGCCGCCACAAGACCAAAGAGACGTATATGATAGTTTAATACAAAACAATGATGATATTCCTCAACAAGATGTTTATAGACCTAGTGATTATGCATTCGGTGTTCAAAAAGACATACGCACTATGATTGCAGCAGGCTTATCACCAGTGCCAGAAACAGACTATGTTGAGGCAATGAGTAAGAACTTCTGGAATAACACACTGAGGTTTGGTGGATTTAAAACTGCAAGAGCACTTAATAGTGACGGCACAGTAAAATATGAAATTGTTTATGTAGAACTTGTTGACAACAAACAAGGCACAGATCCAACTACTGGATTAAGTGCAGGCCCTGTGCTAAGACAAGATGTGCGCAGTAACAATACTACTTGGGCAAATCCAATTAATGTTTCAGATAGTAATCCAGATGTTAGCCACGGACATTATCTTGCTTCACAAGCAAATGATTACTATGTATATCCTAACAGCATAGAAAATATGCGCAGCAGACTTAAAACAGACATTGGTTACCAAATACTAGAACGTAAGGTATTACCAAATTGGATGCAGGATAAACAAGCAGATGATACTGTGTTAGGATGGAAACTTGCAGCACCTATTGTATACTGTAAGCCCGGCACTAGTGCTAAAATTAAATATAGACTAGAACAGCGCATTAAAACCGCTAATCTAGATATTAAAAAGATAAGTTTTGAAGTTGATAGATTTATTCTAGATAATAATTTAAGCAAGTACTACGATAAGTCATCAAACAAGTTTACAATAACTGACGAAACTACTTTTGATGTTACAGATCCTACTACAACATTTGATAATGGCGGCACAAATTTCTTTAGATTTATAGACAATTATGCAAGTCAAGATGACGGCGACAAGTATATTAAATTCCCACAGGCAGGACCTTTTGATAGACTGCCTTACACGGAAAGATAAATATATGCACAGTTTCCACAAACGGAGTTTATAGATAATGGCAAGCGGAATTATTACAACAGGTATTGACACAGCGTATCCAGTGGCAGGTCAGGACAATGACAGCCAAGGATTTCGTGATAACTTTACAAACCTAAAAACAGCACTAGATACTGCTAAGACAGAGATCAGTGACCTGGAAGCAAAAGCAGTACTTAAGAGTGCGCTAAGTGGTGAGAGTCTAAATAATGACGGCGCTGGTGCTGTTATGGAAGATTTTGAACTAAAGGATATGAGTGAAACTCGTATTGCTAAAGGATCTGTTAGTGGAACAGTGACATGTGATTATGAAGATGGCCCGTATGTAACAGCGACTACAAGCGGAAGTATTACACTTGCATTTAGTAACTTCCCAGCAAGTGGCAAAGTAGGCACAATCCGTGTTGAAATTAACGTTGCAAATGTAGCGCACACTATCACACTACCAAGTGCAGTAGACATTGGGCAAGATCAACTAATTGGCAGCAATGGCGCAAGAGTTATCACACCTGACAGAACTGGCGTACACATCTTTGAATTTGTTACAGATGATAGCGGTTCTAGTATTGCTGTTATTGATTGTTTGCGTAATAGCAGAGCAATTGAAGTACGCACTGCAGTAGCGGCTGGACAAGCCGGCGATAAAGCAGGCGACATTGCAGCAGATGCAACTAACCTATATGTATGCACAGGTACACATGACGGCAGTACTGTAATTTGGAAAAAACTAGTTCTACAAGCAATTTAACAGTTGACTTTGACTCTATATCCTGTATAATATAACATTATATAAGAGGTATCTATGAACAAAATTGACTTAAACAAGTATCAAGACTTCGTACAAGAAGTAACATCACAAGAATCTAACGATAGTGGCGAAATGGCTATGGCTATTAGCAAACTAGAAGAAAGTGGCGTAAACGTAAGTTTGCTACTAACAGGTGCTGTCGGCATAAGTGCTGAAGGCGGCGAGTTCATGGAAATTGTAAAAAAGTGCATTTTCCAAGGAAAACCTTTATCAGAGGAGACTCAATTTCATGCAAAACGAGAACTGGGTGATATTATGTGGTACTGGATTAATAGTTGCCGCGCTCTTAACATTGATCCTAACGATGTAATTGCAGAGAATGTACGCAAACTGGAAGCACGTTATCCAGGCGGATCATTTGATGCATACTATAGCGAGAACAGGCAAGACGGTGACCTCTAAAGATCACATCGTATGTGCAGTGTTTGCTGTACTTTTAATGTTTAGTCTTAAACTAATGTTGATTCCTAGCATGCTATGGAGTGCGCTAGGTGCTTGGCTTGTGTGGCGAAACTGGACAACGTTCAACACATACTGTGAACAACGCAGGGACGGACTAAGATGAACCATCCACTTACACCAAATCTAAGAGAACTGAGCGATGCAGACTTGCAAAAAAAACAAGGCGAGTTGCAAAAGCGTATTATCTACGGACATCAAACTGGTAACGCAAATATGATTTCACAAGTAGAACTTATGTTAAATGATTACAGAGAAGAATCAATGCGCAGAGACAGAGAGCGAACACAACAAGCAAACGAAAATGCTGACAGCAAAGGCACAAACTGGGACGATTTAATCGACATTTAAATGATAGAACTTAACGAAACCTTTAACACTACAATGATTATCGAGGATGTAATTATTCCAAACACTTGGAATATTACAGTCCAACTTATGCCCAACACTAGTAGAAATAAACTTTACAACAAGGCAATGGAACGTATACAATACTATATTCATGAGGTATTGGATAACAGTATTTTTGTAGGCAGTCACAATTTAAAGTTGCTTAATGAGATTCCGTTTAAAGCACAGGTACATGTGTTTCCGGACGATCCATGGGATCATCTAATTGCAATGTGCTTGTACACTAAGATCAACAGCATGTGTGAAGAAGTGTTTTATGTAGACAGTATTACTATTAATAGCCATCAGGCACGAAGTGTAAGCCATAACTTTAGTGAAGCAGATGGCGGAAATGAAAACTTGCTTGAACTGTTTGAGGATGAACCGGACTTGGAAGCATATGTAAAGTATTGGTACAAGCCTACACCGCAACTGTTTTTGTTGCACGAAGGACTTAAAATTGTAGATCATCCCTGGGATGAAGTTGACCTGCAGTATGAAGATGCACCTAAAGAAGCAGATGTAATTAGTTTGAAAGATTTTAAAAAGCCACCAAAGAGTGATAATGACGATATTGCTTGACAAATATAGTAGACAGGTACTGAGTGAGAATCAGGCAGTAGAGATGCTGTATTCTGATCCTGCACTTGATGTTTCTAACTTGTGTTTACAAGATAGTGATCAGTTTAATAGTGCATCTAAGAAACTTCATTTAAACATGTTTATAACACAATTAGATGAAATAGGCGTTGATGTAGCACAGTATCATAATAATAATCAAAGCAACTGGCACATGCCTGAAAAGTATAAGCAGTTAGACATTGCAGAATATCTGTTAAAACTATGTAACACAGATGCAGAACTACAACGTGTAGGCACAGAACTGTTGTTGTATCAAGAACGAGATATGTTTGACCTACTGCGCTTTCTTGTTTACATTGTAGATGTTATGCGAGAGCAAGACATTGTTTGGGGTGTAGGCAGAGGATCGAGTGTAGCAAGTTATGTGCTTTATCTAATAGGCGTACACAAAATTGATAGTCTTTACTATGATTTAGATATTGCAGAATTTTTAAGATAAGTATATAATATACGCATATAATAGGAGAATTGAAATGGCACCTAAACGTGGCAAAACTTACAGAACATCAAGCGGTCAACAAGTAGACTTTGGTGCTCTACTATTGAATAATGAAACTGTGCCTGCACTGGGCAACATGAATGTAAATGCTCGCGGCGATGAAATTGCGCCAGATGGTAGTATTACAAAAAGTCGCGAAGATATTATGCGCGAGTACAATGAACTAAACACTATGGTTCCTCAGGATGGTGCTATTCCAGAAGGTACAGGATTAGAAGCAGATGATGATTGGCAAGACTGGGAACCACAAATACAAGTAGAACCTGCTCCTGTAGAAAACATGACAGTGCCTACTGAAACAGTTGAAGTAAAGGCAGAAGAAAAACCTAAAACGCCAACAGGTGGGTTGGCTGCGGCAGTAGCGGCAGCAAAGAAAACTACGGAGGAATAAATGAATACAAGAGTTGAAGGTATTTTTAAGCCATTGCGTAGCGGCATTCTTGTGCGTAATATGGATTTCGCTGGACACAAAACTCCAGGTGGAATTATTGTACTAAGTGATGATGGCAAAGTTGGTGGCATTCATCCTCGCTGGGGCGAAGTAGTTGCCGTTGGCAATGAACAACAGGATGTTAGTGTGGGACAGTATGTACTAGTAGCACATGGACGCTGGAGCCGCGGCTTTGAACTAAATGGCGAAACAGTGCGCACGGTTGATCCTGACGATGTATTGGGTATCCAGGATGAAGAACCTGCTGATACAATCTTTAAAGCAACCGCCGGGCATCAGAATCGTGCATATCAAGGCAAGGTAAGTGTAGGCAAAATGGAGGTCTAAATGACTTACAAAGATCATACCCAAAGTGATGCAGAAGTATACAGGAAACAAATGTTAGCAACACAAGCAGAAAATGAGTTGTTAAGACACAATATAAAGGAACTGCAAGAACAGGTTTATACATTGTATAAACGTATTGCAAATTTAGTCGATGGTGATATGGAACGGCAAACATCTGATAGGAACTAGCCCTAAATGTGCTAGACGCAGTATTGTTGCATGGGGCGAACAAAACGGCTTTGTACAACTTGGTGATGCAGATGTAAAAAAGATTGAAGAAGCAACAGCAATTTACCTTGTAAGGAATCCTAACGGTAGATTGCCAAAGCAGATTCAAACAGTAACCAAACGCTTTGCGGTAGCACAAGGCAAAGAGCCAATGGTGCAGTGGCAGTATACAGAAGAATTACTGCGTGAAACACTGGAAGATGATCCTAAAGATTGGCATAACATTGATCCGGTGCATCTGCAAAGACAAACCAGTGCAAGTGAGCGTTACAAGAATATCACTTGGCAGTTCGTTAAACTAGACGATTTTGATGCGTGGGCAACTGACAATGTATACGAGTCGTTTGAACTATATCCAGAGAACGCAGACCCTGCGTTAATAGCACTAATTAATTTTTTTATAGAAGAGTGCAATGTTGAAGACCTTTACAAAGAAGATTTTGACCTTTATCAATCACTGTAAACATTACATAGCATGGTATAAACAACTACGCCAGAAGTATGACATATACACATCATTATTGTGTACGCTATACAATGGCAAACACTATAACCTAGACGGTTCATATAAGGAGGCTTCCAAATGATTGGGAACAGAACACTAGCAGTACCCGGACCTACTAACGTGCCTAACAGAATATCACAAAGTATGTATATCCCAACAGAGGATCACAGAGCACCTGACTTGCCCAGCTTTGTCAAACCTCTTATGGAAGATTTGAAACAAGTATTTAAAACTGAAACAGGCAGTGTAGTTGTGTTTCCAGGTACTGGCACAGGCGGTTGGCAAGCAGGACTAGAAAACTTGCTTTTTGAAGGTGACCGTGTGCTTGTTAGCCAGTTTGGGCAGTTCAGCAAACTATGGGTACAAATGTGCCAGGACATGAAGTTTGCAGTGCATGATATAAGTGTTGAATGGGGCGAAGCAACACCACTTGATGGTTATCGTGAAGTTTTGGCAAGCGATACAAGTAAAATGATCAAAGCAGTAATGGTTTGCCAGAATGAAACAGCAACTGGTGTCACTAGTGATGTTGGCGCAGTGCGCGAACTGCTAGACGAACTGGATCATCCTGCACTGCTTATGGTAGATGGTATCAGTAGTATTGGCTGTATTGAATATAGGCATGATGACTGGCGTGTGGATGTTGCGATTGCAGGATCACAGAAAGGCTTTATGATGCCAACAGGGTTGGTAGTTGTTGCACTAAGTGAACGTGTTGTAAACATTATCAAAGGTGGCAAGTGGAAGTCAAAAATGAAGTACTATGATTTTGGTACAATGATTGCTAGTAACGAAACTGGCTATTTTCCTTATACACCTGCAATGACTCTGATGCGCGGATTGCGTACTGGCACTGACATACTGTTGGAAGAAGGCATGGAAAATGTGTGGGCAAGGCACAATAGATTAGCCAGCGGTGTAAGAGCTGCTGTGGATGCTTGGGGACTTACTATTGCCGCAAAAGATCCTAGCACAGCAAGTGATACAGTAACTAGTATTGTTGTAGATAGACAAACAGATGCAAATGATGTTATACTACATGCATACAATGAATATGGCATTAGTTTAGGAGCAGGACTTGGACCGCTTAATGGAAATGTATTCCGAATTGGACATCTTGGATGGCTTAATGAAACAATGGTGTTGGGTGTTCTCGGTGGGGTTGAGCTTGCAATGCGTGATCTAGGTGTTCGTTTTGAGCCAGGCAGCGGAGTAGGTGCTGCTATAGAGTCATATACCAGTGCTGACCCAAAAGTTGTACAACTTATACTAAGTTAAGGTAAACTATGAAAGAATTATGGACTGAGAAGTATCGCCCTAGTACACTAACAGACTATGTGTTCCGCGATGATGCACAACGCAAACAAGTGCAAGGATGGGTAGATAGTAAAACTATTCCACACTTGTTGTTTAGTGGTGCACCAGGTACAGGTAAAACTACACTTGCAAAAGTGCTTATCAACATGCTGGACATTGACGAGTATGATGTGCTGGAGATCAATGCTAGTCGTGAGAACAGTGTTGAAAACGTGCGTGATAAGATCACTAACTTTGTACAAACTATGCCTTTTGGTGAGTTTAAAGTTGTACTGCTTGATGAGGCAGACTATATCTCGCCAAATGGTCAAGCGGCACTGCGCGGTGTTATGGAAACATATTCTAGTAGTTCGCGCTTTATTCTCACATGTAACTATCCAAACAAAGTTATCCCTGCACTGCACAGCCGTTGTCAAGGCTTTCATATCGAAAAGATTGATCACACAGAGTTTACTGCTCGTATTGCAACAGTGTGTGTTGAAGAAGGTGTAGAGATTGATATTGATACACTGGACAGTTATGTAAAAGCAACATATCCTGACTTGCGTAAATGCTTGAACCTGTGTCAAATGAACACAGTGGATGGTGTACTGATAAAGCCAAACGAAGGCGACAGTGCAACAGCAGACTATAAACTGGCAGTAGTAGACTTGTTCAAGCAAGGTAAGATACTTGAAGCCCGTAAGATGCTGTGCAGTCAAGTGCGTCCAGAAGAAATGGATGATCTGTTCCGCTGGATGTATGACAACTTGGAACTGTGGGGAGAAACACAGGAACAAAAGGATGCTGCTATTCTAATTATTGCTAAAGGATTACGCAACATTCCAATGGTAGCAGACCAAGAGATTAACTTGGCGGCAACACTGGTAGAACTTACACAAATAGGTTGACAAAGTCTATATCTGTGCTACTGTAAGTATAGTAAAACAAACAGAAGGACCAACCATGCAATCCCAACAACTATTCGATCTTAAAACTGTAATGACTTTTGCTGTATCTGCTCACAAGCAGAAAGGCGAAGATTACACTAACTACGGCACAGTAACAAACAAAACGATTGTACAAACGCATCTAGGACTACTAGAAGATAGTCGTGCAGTATTTGTAGATCATGTCTCACAAGAGTGCGCAGACATTGCTGAACAAATGATTCAGTACTACAAGGGTCTTACATTCAAGGCTATGGGAAATAAAATAAATGATTTTGAGCAAAAGGTTCTTGGTTTAATTAATTGTAAGCAAGTTGATCGCCGTGACATTGGTGTTATTGCTAGTTTACCTAAAGCATACTTTCGTGCAGTAAAGCGTGATGCAACTGACACACAGATGCGCAAACTCAGCACCTCCAGTATACACATTGGTACGCTGGGTGAAGATGTTCAAGGAACAATTAACATTCTAAACTGCAGTTTTATTCAAAGCCTGCAGTGTCATGTAGTAAACGCTGAAATGAACAGCAATATTGTTTGCTTTTTTACCAAGCATCCAGCAGCGCATTGGGGCGAAACTTGTGAGATTAAAGGCAAAGTAAAACGCCATCAAACAAGCAAGTTCCATGGTGGAAAAGAAACTGTGCTTAACTATGTTAAAACGGTTGACAAAGTCTAATACTGTGCTATATTAATATAGTAAGTTGATGTTGAGGAGATAATATGAAAAAGACAATACTAGTAGACTGTGATGGCGTAGTTCTTAATTGGGAATATGCATTTGATATTTTTATGCAAGAGCATGGATTTACTAAAGTAGAAGGTGCAAATCTCATGTATGATATGGCACTGCGTTATGGTATTGACAAGCCGCAAGTTAAAAAACTAGTAAAGATTTTCAACGAAAGTGCTGCAATTGGTTACCTTCCTCCACTGCGTGATGCTGTACAATATGTAACACGGATGGCAGATGAAGGTTGGACATTTATTGCAATTACAAGCCTCAGCACAAACAAGTATGCACAAAAATTGCGGAAACGGAACTTAGACAAACTGTTTGGAGAAGGCACGTTTGAAACTGTTACATGTTTAGCAACAGGTGCAGACAAAGATGATGCACTTGCAAAGTATGCAGGAAGCGACATGTATTGGGTAGAAGATAAGCCTGACAACGCACTTGCTGGACAAAAGCAGGGACTAAAGCCTATCCTGGTAGAACATGGCTTTAACATGGACAACAAGGACTTTCCGCTTGCTAAGAACTGGAAAGAGATATACGACATTGTACAGGGTTAGTGGATATTTCAAAGACCATAAAGTTGTAAGATACTTTGTTGACCAGTATGATGCTATAGAGTTTAAAGACATAGTGGATGCTCACTATCCACTAAAAGTTACATATGAAAAAGGAGTTTATCCGGTGAGAACATTTATTGTAAATGGTTGGAACGCAATAATGGATCATAACATGAATCCACTGCGCAACATTCCAGATTTGCACACGCGGCACATGATTATGCAGGTATTAGCATGGATGTGGTGTATTGTGTTTAGTAGTTACTTTGGTAGTATGTGGATGTTTGGCATTACTGCTATTGCACACGTTATTGTATTGGCAGCAATCGCAATCACAGTTGGAACATTTGCTGTAGCAAAAAACAATCCATCACTTTTTAACTTGCGCTCGGATGGTTATCATTCTGTAAGTCGCACAAGAGGACATATGTGGATCAATGGTAAGAAAGTTATGCTTGATCCAAATGATCCCGGTGGAGAACATGAATAAATCAAAGCGTATTGCAAAGAGTGATGCTGCCAGATCAAAACGCCGCAAACTAAAAGACATAGTTTGTGAATGTCTAGAGCGGAAGTTTAATAAATTACGCAAACTTCGCAAGGCTGGTAAGCGCAACACAAAGTTATAGGTTCCGTAGCTCAGTTGGATAGAGCAATTGCCTTCTAAGCAATGGGTCAGGGGTTCGAATCCTCTCGGAATCGCCAATAGGGGATAAGTGTTACGGTAGCACGACAGGCTCCAACCCTGTAAGCGTGGGTTCGACTCCTACATCCTCTGCCAAATTTTAGTCATAAAAAAAGAGCCCTAAGGCTCTTTTCTTTTTTTGTATAAATTTAAACTATCATGCTTCCAAACATGTAAATTCTTTAACTGGAAATGTCATTGTAGCACCAGTGTCGTCAGTACCGCCCCATACAACAATTGTATAGAAACCATCTGCCGCTCTGCCGCTCCAAAAATCATCTGGAATTTGATCACCTGTTACTGCAGTTGGTATACCATTAATATAATAGTTGTTAAAATCTGTAAAATCGCTGATCGTAGCTTCAACCTTATTGTCACTGCCATCTACTGTGTTATTTTTATAGCTACCGTTTGCGGCTTTAGTAAGATATCCAATGCCGTTAATGTTTACATTTCTGTCTGTATCCGCATCAACATAATAATCATTTACAAGCACTACTTTAATAGCAAAACTAGTGTCTGCAGCAGGTGCAGTTAGTCCTGTGCTTTCCCACGCAATAACCTGTGGGCTATCTTCACTGGTAGCAGTGACTTCGACTTCATCAGCGACTTTCGTACTGCCCATAAAAACGTTCACTTTTGCGTTATCACTGCCTGCTCTATCCTGCCAGCAACGAATTGCGAATCTATAATCCATTTTAACTTCTCCGTATTCGATAAATTTATCTTAATTGTTATAACTTATTATTTATCGCCGTAGATGTCTAACACTTCTGCAACTGCTGGGTGTCTTTCAATGTCAAAATGATCAAAGGCGCATACACTGATGTATTTGCTCCCACTATACTGTGCATATAACTTTTGAAAATCCATAAGTCCGTTTTCATGTTCTTGCCTATCTGTTTGTGCAATATCTCCTGTAATAGCCATGCGACTATCGTCACCAATGCGTGTTAGCAACATTTTCATTTGCCCTGGTGTAGCGTTTTGCATTTCATCTGCAATAACAAAAGCGTTTTTAAAAGTTCGACCCCGCATGAAAGCAAGTGGAGATATTTCAATCACACCTTCAGCAATCATGGTTTGTATTTGCTTTGCATTGTAGTATTCGCGAACAACATCAAATATAGGCTTGGTCCACGGCTCCATCTTCTCCTCTAAACTTCCTGGTAAAAAACCATGCTTTTCATCATCAACGCCCACTGCCGGTCTCGTCACAATAATTCTGTCAATCGTTTGATCCTTGAGTGCTTTCACAGCCGCTAGTACAGCCAGCATGGTCTTACCTGTGCCTGCAGGTCCCGTTGCGAAAATAATAGTTTGTTGAGGATCTAAGAGTTTTTGAATATACTCTTTTTGATTTGGATTGCGTCCTTGTATAAGAACTTGTTTTTGTTTCTGTGCTTGAGGTAGGTAGTGTACGTTTGAGTCAACAAATTCAGCGTGTGTTTGACGCCGCTGAGCCTTTGCTTTGCGTTGTTTTCTAGCCATTGTATATGCTATCTCCTTGGGTTATAGAGAAGCATAGGAATGTTACTCGAATTCATGAAGACCAATATGCCTCCCTTTCTAATAATACTTACGATGCTAATACAAGAGTTAAAGTATCATATATTAGTTAAGTGAGCATATAATGGATAAATAATTTTATGCTTCCCAAATATTTGATTTTAACACCTGATGGTGTTGGCAGTACTTACCTGCAACGTGCGCTCACTGTGTATTTGCATAGTGCCGGATTAGACTACTGGAATACTCATGAACTGCTAAATGGGCTAGGATTATCGGAAGGAAACTTGTATAAAGATTTTAGTTTAGGGTATTCTCAAACAATACCTGAAATATGCGGATTGCTAGAATCTACAAGCAATAGTTTAGTTTCTCGTATTGCACAATATCATATTACCAGTCGATTAGAGAATAAAAAAGAAAACTATCAACAGTTATACGACGTGTGTAATAAAAAATTTGATAAAATATTTTACTGTACTAGAGATCCATTTGAATATGCACTGAGTTGGAGTATTAGGCGCAATACTAAAACGCTTAATGTGTATAGCGTAAAAGAAAGAATATCAGTGCATGGTGAGGATATAAAGCAAACTTTAGATTTAAGATATTTTAATGGAAAATTAAAACAATATTCTAATTACGAATATTGGGCAGAAGATAATTTTAATATTACAAGAGCTGTAAACTATGACGACAATCACCGCGACGTAGACAGTATGATGAAAGAGCTAACAGGATTGGATCATAATGTTGAAAGTAGACTTGGCATTAGTTTACAAGAGTATAGCACTATTAGGTATATGACTAGTATGTATATGCAAACTAAAGATAAAAAATATATATGTAATAGAGAACAAGCAGCGGGTGCAACACAATTAAAAAAGTTTATACAAAGCCTGGTACCAAATAAACTACCAAATGAAATACCTGTAAAAATGAACACCATGCAAGACAAACAAAAACGTGTTATAAATTTTGATGAAGCTGCTGAAGTTTATAACAAATGGACAACAACTACTAACAGCCATATGCCGATATCACAAGAGGATATTGCACAAAGAATAGCAACAGAAAGTAAGATTTATGCTACCTGAATATATATTTTTCACAGGTGTTCCTGGTAGTCGCTGGAGTGGCATTGCCAGGGAAATAAAATCCTCAGGTCAATACAACTGCACAGATCGTGCAGAACATCGCAATTACACTCACCATGGTTTTGCTGGTCACCAAGAAGCATACTATGGCACAGGCATGGAGTTTAATGTAAGTTTAGATCGTTCAAACTTAAATGCTCCATATACAGATGCAGATCCTGCACAAGGCTGTAAACTAATAATGAGTCATGAGTGGCCCTACTACTTTGAGGCAATACAAGATGCTTATCCACTTGCTTGGATACAACTAGTATACAGACCAGACTGGGTAAGTTTTCTATGGTGGAAACAAGCAGGCGGATTTGAGATTACATATCCAAACTATGATTGGTATGAAACAGATTATTTTATGACTTATCGTATTCAAGAACAAAACAAATTAATACTTGACTTTGGGCAAAAACATAGTGTACAATGGGTACAACATTATAAACACAGCGATATTTTTATAGGCACCTATAAACCAAATGCTAATCAATGATTTAAATTACTTTAGAAGATCAGCAAACTATTCTAATACAACAAGTGGATTGGATCATCCTAATAGAAGTCATCGTACAAATCAAGATTGGCATACATATCCTATTCAGGACTTTGATTACAAGTTCAACAGTTGGGGATTTAGAGGTCCCGAATATACACAGTATATTGGAAAGCCTGTAAACATCTGCTTAGGCGATAGTTTTACAGTCAATCTAGGTGGCCCAATTGAACACAGTTGGTGCAGTCAACTAGCACTACATTTTGACGTACCCACACTAAATCTGGGTATGGATGGTGCTGGTAATGATGCTATAAGATTAGTGTACAATAGAGCATGTGAAATATTTGATGTGCAGAATACTTTTGTGATGTATAGTCATTTGCATAGGCGGTTGGTTGATAACAAATTTGAACAAGAAGTGTTAGATGATATTGAAAATTTTAATTATTTTTTAGAACACAGAATACTAAATGTTTTTGAATGTGCATTGCCAAGTTGGAATTGTACAGACGAAGAACAAAAGTTCTTATCTAAATTAGAAATATACTTTTTTGATATGCCATTCTACTTTTTCGATAATCAAGAAATAGATAGAAAACTTATTGACAAAGAGTCATATAATAATCTCAGAGGAAATAATTGGCCAACACTAGAACAATTCGCACAAGGTGCTGAACCTCATCCTGATATGCTTACAAAGGAGTTTGGTCAGTTCATCTCTAGTTTAATGTACAAAAAATACAAAAACAGAGACGGGCATCATATGAATCAAGAAACAAATAAAATATACGCAGACTATTTTTACAACGAATGGAAACAACGCAATGAATCATAAAATCCTACACAAACTTGAAAAAATGCTACACATTAGTCCACAGTTGTTGCGTAATCCTGTAACACTACAGCAGGCTATACAAGGCACGTTTAACATTGAAATAGATGATGTATCATATAATAACATAGGTGAACTTGTAGATCGTATTGATGACAAAGTACTACACAAATACTTTGGCAGCGTATGGAAAGGCGACATGGCAAAGTTTAAGTACAGTGGATACGCACTTGTTGATGAAATTAACAATCAAAAGCCGCGTCGTGTACTAGACATTGGTTGCGGCTATCACTTATTCAAAGATAAGATCCATAACATTGTAGGCATTGATCCATACAACACAGCCGCAGATCACGAAGTTGCACTGTTAGATTATCATCCAGAAGAAAAGTTTGATGTGACAATGGCACTAGGATCAATCAACTTTGGTAGTACAGATAAAATCTATGCTGAACTAGAACATGCAGTAAGCCTGTGTAATCCAGGTGCTGTAATGTACTTCCGTGCAAATCCAGGTTTGCCACATGATAAATTAGAAAGTGATTGGATTTACTTTTACCCCTGGGACAGTAACTTTATTATTAATTGTGCTGAACAACTTAATGTTGAAGTTCTAGATATTCGTACTGACAGCCACAAAAACAGGTTATACTTCGCTTGGCGGACTAAATAAACACATACTACAATTAATGTTTGTATGGCGGAAGGCCCAGAACTAACATTGTAGATTCCCGTAAATTAATAAAGGCACGATCGGTGTTTGCATCGTCGTGGATTCTCCATGATTGAAATGATTGCATACTTACTCGCAGGAGTATTCTATGGACTTATTATAGGTATTATACCTAGTGCAGGTGCTACTACAGGTTTGGTTGCACTGTTTGGATTCATAGGTTATTTTGCACATGAGCCATACATGGGAGTTATATTCCTTATGGCAGTTGTTGCAGCAAGCACAACAGGCGACAGTTTTACTGCAATACTGCTAGGTATACCAGGTGCTAACAGTGCGGCTGCTACTATGGTAGATGGCTTTCCACTAGCACAAAAAGGTAGAGCAGGTTATGCCATCAGTGCTGCAGTTACAACAAGCACAGTAAACGGACTGTTATGGGGTTGTTTAGTTTTTCTACTACTACCCTGGTACACTAATCTAATCTACATATTGGGTGTTCCTGAACTGTGGGCATTTGTTCTACTAGCATTTGTTACTGTAGGATTTTTAACTAACCAGTTTTGGTTCCGCACTGTGCTTGCTATTGCATTTGGAATCTTTGTAGGCATGGTAGGTGTCAACCCTGATAACAACGAAGCAAGATTCGGCGCACAATATTGGTTCTACCTAGAAGATGGTATACAAATTATGGCAGTTGCAGCAGGACTATTTGCTGTGCCAGAACTTACACGAGGATTGTTTCTCAAACACAGCACTGCGGACAGCGTGATTCGTGACGGCGAATTATGGGCAGGCATGAAAGCAAGTTGGGACAATCGTTGGCTTGCACTGCGCGGAGGTTTCATTGGTGCGTTTATTGGCTTGCTACCCGGACTAGGTGGACAGATGGCAGACTGGATGGCATATGGTCAAGCAGTTGCTAGTAACCCCGATGAACAGTTTGGCAAAGGAAACATCAAAGGTGTAATAGGACCAGAGGGTGCTAACAATGCACAAAAAGCAACATCTATGATTACAACAGTAATATTTGGAATACCGGGTGCAAAGTTTGCTGCTATATTAATGAGTTTGTTTATGTATCTAAACATAGAACTAGGCACTCCAGATATTGCAGAGGACACAGAGTTATTTAAAAGTATGACATTTGGCTTCTTAGGTGCTACAATAGTTGTTGCACTTATTTGTATGTTTCTAATTAAACCTATTAGTAAACTAGCCGCAGTGCCATACAAATACTATTTTCCTGTGCTACTAGGATTGATTATTTTCACTAGTATGCAGTACACAGGCGGATGGGAAGACCTTGCAATGTTAGCAGTATTTTCTGTAATAGGATTTACAATGCGACATTACAAATTTAGCAGACCTGCTATGCTAATTGGCTACATTCTAGCAGAAAAAGTTGAAGGACTTACACTTCAGATCACAGGACTTTACACTGTGGAAACACTAATAACAAGACCAATATTCATGTCACTAATAGTGTGCATTATTGGAATATTCATATACAGCATAATGAGAAAAGGAAGAATTGACTATGCGTAAACTATTATTTTCACTAGCACTGATGCTAGGATTCACAACATCAGCACTTGCTGATTATACAATGATTGTACCACAAAAGCCAGGCGGCGGTACAAGTCAATGGGCACAAATTGTTGCTACTGAAATGGAAAAGTACTTGGATGGTGAGAAGATTATTCTTAAGCATATCCGTGGTGCAAGAGATATTCCTGGCTTTAATAAGTTTCACAATGAACTACGTTTTGATGACAAAACTATTATGGTATCTAACGGCGGTAATGGTGTAAGTTTCTTGCAAGAAGCAGTGGATTACAACTATGCTGACTATGATAGTGTTGGACTAATGAATCTAAATATTATTACAGCGGTACATGGCGATCATAATCCAAATGCTGACAGAACAAGTTTCTCAGGCGGTGGCGGTAAAGTTCCTGAAGGTATTGCAATGACACTACTCAAGTGTGGTAATTTGCCTAGCACAGAAGCATATGTAACTTGCTTCAACGAAAAGGTAAACTGGATTAAAGGAATGAAAGGCAACGAAAGACGTCTTGCATTTAAGCGTGGCGAACTTAACGGTACTCGTGAAAATCCTGCAAGTTTTAAAAAGCATGTACAGCCAGTAATTGACAAAGGTGAAGCACGTTTATGGTTCCATCATGGCATTCTACAGCCAGACGGTTCACATGCAGATGATCCAAACTATCCAGGCATTCAAATGGAATCACAGTTTAGTGCTATGTATAAAGACATGCCAAAAGGCGATCTAGCAGATGCATATAAACTTGTAAAAAGTTTCCGTGATGGATTACAAAAAGCATTATGGGTAAACAAAAACAATCCTAATCGTGCTAAACTAGTAGCAGCACTGGAGCAAGTTTCAAAGAATCCTGAAAGTGTTAAGAAGATTCAAAAGAAAGTTGGCAACTATGAGTGGATGCTAGGTGATGCAGGCAATGCACAAGTTGATACACTAATGAAGTTTGTAACTGCAGATGCACTACAAACACTAGTGGAATTCAACACACAAGCGTTTGGTCTAAAATCAGTATACAAGCCAGAGCTAGTAAAGTAATGGCAAACATACTAGTTATCAGTGGCCCTCAGGGCACAGGTAATCATGTGTTTAGTAAAGTTCTCTCCATGCACAGCAATGTGCATGGTTGGGATCAACTACTGCGTGAATACTGGATTAACCATGACAATGCTCCATTCAAAGATATTTGGAACACGCCTGAAAACATTGACAACTATAACTGGACAGAGCATGAAAACTATGTGCTAAGTGTTAGTGGTCCTTATGTTGATAAAGACAAAGACGGCGTAAGACACACAAAGTATCCTAACTACAAAGAAGTATTGCGTAGGCTAAATGAAAAAGGTAATTTGCAAGTCGGCATTATTGGTAGAGACCAAAACATTACAGCACAAAACCAATTACGCAAGCGTGGCGTGGAAAGCCTGCATAACTACTTAAATAAGATCGAAGATATCATGGAGTATCGACACACGTTCTTAAGTGTTGAATTGCTTTACATGTTTAGACACCAGTATGTCAAAAGTCTTGACAGCGTACTAGATATTCCTGTAGATTACACCAATGAACGTTTGCATTACATTCTTAACAAAGATCCAAATGCAAAGTATGTACACTATGTAGAAAACAGTTGGTTAGATAGACGCAGAAACGATATAGGACATATGATTGACGGCAGTAAGCCTCACATCGAAAAAGACACACAATGAGAAATTGGAATAAAAACACAAAACTAGACGATCCTGACTTATATCCAAGCAGTTGGGATTGGACTGTGAGACACAGTGAATATCATTTTGATGATACTATAGATGATAAGCCAGGCGATTGGTTTAATGTAATTGGTAGATTTGAAGGCGATTGGCGTGAGGAACGTGATAGACTTGTACAAGCAACACATCCTGTAAACTGGGCAACCCGCAAACATTTTGCACAAAAGCAAAAAGATCCTGACATGCTATCGCAAGAAGAATACGACATTGCACAAGCAGGCGGTGATCCAAAAGGCATAATGCTTACTAATAAAAATAGTTTTGCAGACTGGTCAGACTATCCAACACTGTACAAAATGATGGATTACTTTCAACTGACCAGTGATGGTGTTAGTTTAGTTAAGTGGCAAGCACATATACAAATGACTGGTCAAATGTTTAACATGCACATTGACAAACTTTGGGATCGTTGTCCAGAAGATCCAGAGCGTATTGTGCGTATTACTATTATGTTAGATGATTGGAAGCCTGGACATTTTTATATGTATGGAAACTGCATGTATGATAGATGGCGTGCAGGAGAAGTGCATGTGTTTGATTGGAGTAATGTCCCGCACTGTACAGCAAATGCAAGCAGTCATCCTCGTGCAGTGTTGCAAATGACTGGACTTAAAACAGATCGTACTCGAGAAATACTAGCAAACTCCAACAAGGATACAATATTTAAAATATGACAGTATTAATCGCCGGCGGCGATAGTTTTACTTACGGAAGTGAACTGCCTAGTCAAGAACATGCTTGGGCAAACATAGTTGCACAACGTAAAGGCTGGAACATATGCAACACCGCACGACCAGCAGCAAGTAATAGTAGTATACGCCGCAATGTAATGAACGCAGTAAACAAGTACAAAGACCTCGACTTGTTTGTTGCAGTAATGTGGAGTTTTCCTAATCGTTACGAATTTAGATTTGCATATGATACTGGGCATTTAGATAGTCCATGGTACAGCGTCAATCCTTGGACTTACAATGATCAAAATTTTGAAGATCATTTCCATAACAAAGATGATGAAGTATTACAAGCACAGCAAGCAAATAGAGCCAATGCAGAAGCAACAGGTATAAGTGATTTTGCTAAAAGTTATGTACAAAACGTGGCACAGACAGAGTATTGGGAACTATATACAAGTTGGTGTGAGATAGTTATGTTACAAAACTATTTGGATAATAAAGATATTCATTATGCGTTTTTATGTGTTGATAACAGTCTGTTTGAATCTAACTGCGAAATGGACACTAGTTTAACTACCCTAAGGCAAAATATAAATTGGTTTGCACATGATGAAGGCATGTATACATGGGCGAAGCGAACAAAGCAGCCGTTTTACACGACTCATCCTAGAGAGAGTGCGCACATAGAATGGATAAATATGTTATACGATAGGATAGTGTAATGGATATTGTTGACATCATCAAAAATACAAAACAAATCTACATGAGCGAGAGCAGTCTCGAAACCATGATGGACATTGAACGTGTCATGGATAGTTTGGACATGTATGCTTTTAAAAATTGGAAAAAGGGCGAGCTAGTAGAAGGTCCTATCCGTAAGAAGCACTGGGTAGAAGCAACATTTATGTGGCCAAAAAAGGCAATGCCTGATCCAGATGGTGCAAAGAGACTGTTAGGATATAATGCTAAAGTTACATATGAAAATGGCTCTTTAAGTACACCAGTCAAGGTTGAAGACTATGGCGATTTTCGTCCTGGTACTAAAAAGGCTAAACTGCGTGAAGATCCAGTCTGGCTGGTAAAAGTTAAACTTCCTATAGAACTTATTAAAGAGTTCCGCGATGGCTACATGGAAATTGAAGGTAGCGAAGTTGATTTACAAGAGATTGACGATGCCTACGAAGAAGGATTGGATCAAGCAGAACTAATGAACACAAAAACAGACGAGGAACAAATGGATGGCTCTTGATCCGCAAGACCTAGAAGGTCGCATTGAAAGCACTGTACATTTTGACGAGTACAAGCCAAAGATGGGCAAAGATGATGCAATAATTGTTGCTACATTTAAAGTTTTTGGCAAGCAGGCTGCACAGGATCTAGAGAACTTTATTGAAATGGGCTATGACTGGGTAATTGATGCAGAGACTAGCGCAGGTGAAATCAGCGAAGGTCGGTATATTGTTTTTGTAGAAGCAGAACGCCGTAATAGTTACCCGCAAAAGTTTATGGGCTTGATCGGCGATTTAAACAATCTCACAGACGTAGAGGATTGGACCATGGTTTACTTTGCAAAGCCAGACAGTAAGAAAAATCCAGTACAACCACTTAGCGCAGATACAATTGCAGCAAGTGTTCCATTAAGTCCTAAACGCTACAGAGATGCAAAAACAGCAACAGTAGCAATCGAAAGTATTTTAAACACAGCGAGAGTACCTCGTACAAAAGGAGATATCAATGAATTTAGAGCGTTTACAAGAAGATCTCGCGACTGACGAAGGCGTAGTATATGAAGTATACCTGGATCATCTGGGTTTGCCTACTGTTGGCATTGGGCATCTTATCCTTGAAAGTGACCCCGAGCATGGTGCTGATGTCGGTACTCCAGTAACAGAGGAACGTGTTACAGAACTATTCCAAAAAGATTGTGAAATAGTACTAGCGGATTGCCAAATCCTCTATCCAGATTTTGATGACTTGCCAGAAGAAGTGCAGTTAATTGTTGCCAATATGATGTTCAACATGGGCCGTCCAAGACTAAGCAAGTTCAAAGGCATGAAGCGCGGAGTTGATAATCGTGATTGGAACGATGCTGCAGATGAAATGGTTGACAGTGGATGGTATCGTCAGGTAACTAATAGAGCACAGCGTCTTGTTGATCGCATGCGAGCTCTAGCATAATAGACTTGGAGGCAACTTGAGTCAGATAAAATACAAACCAACTACATGCCAGAACTGCGGTGATTACAGTCATTGCGGTTCGCAAAACTGGCGAGAAGAACGAGATTATGACGGCGGGCATATTTTAATTAAAGTGTGCGATGCATGCAGATGTAAGGAGTGTGAAAATGATAAAAAAGTTTATAACAAGTAGATTAGAAGAAAGAACAAGTTGGGATGGAGCAATGTTAATTGCTATGGGTCTCATTGTTTTAATTGCAGGACCATTTGCTAAACTAGCAGCATATATTGCTATTGCATATGGCGCATGGACAATTTACAAGAGCGAGTAAATGTTTAAAGTCTATGCATTAATTGCACTATTAGGAATACTTGGCATTGTAGGTTACGGTGCCAAGTACTACTACGACACAACGCAAGCAGAAATAGCAACGTTGCGAGACAACAATGCTAAACTAGAAGTTGCGATTGAAACCAGTGAAGCAAGCATAGACACACTTAGAACACAAGCAAAGAACAACGCAAAACTACAACAAAACCTACAAGCACAGTTACAGGAAGCAGAAGCGTATGGAGATAACTTACGCAAAAAACTTCGTCAGTTAGACTTGCTTGGAGATGCATTACGAGATGCAGCAAATCTAGAAGGACGTATGAATGGCGCAACAGCAAAACTATGGCGTGAAATCATGGGCGAGACCGGTAGTACTGATGGCAGTAGCCGTCCTCTTCCTAAGTGGTTGCAGTCGGTTCCAGCCGGAGCCGGAAATACAAGTAGTGACGCAAACGGTGAAAACAACAGTACCGATAGCGACACGACCAAAGCCAATTGATTTAGTTGACACTAGAGTATATGTAGTCAACCAAGCAAACCTACAAAAGTTTATTGAGGACTTTAAGGCAGAGAATGGCGACTTGGCTTTTGTTGCACTTAGCGTCAAAGATTACGAAAACCTTGCACTTAACGTTGCAGAACTACGCCGCTTTATCAATCAACAAAAAGAAATTATAATCTATTACGAAGAGGCAATGAAGCCAGATGATCGAGAACAGACCTCTGGGAAAACTACATCTACCGACAGCAATACACAAAACTAAAACTCGCTATGGTGAGATGTCGTACTATGATGAAGATCCTACTATTGGAAGATGCTTAGAACTTTATGGTGAATACACACATGTCGAAATACTGTTTATGCAGTATTTTACTGATATAGGCAGTTGTGTGGTAGACGTAGGTGCTAACATAGGAACGCACACACTAGGAGTATGCGAAACAGTAGGTCATGTAATCGCAATAGAACCAGATCCGGGTAACTATAAACTACTTGTAAAAAACACAGAAGGCAGAGAAAATGTTACATGCATGAATCTTGCAATTAGTAACTGCGAAGGCAGAACGGACACAAGATTTAACTACGGTAAAAGCAAGCTCAGACACGGCAACACAATTCCATATACTACAATAGACATGCTTGATTTGCCTGCAGACTTTATCAAGATAGATGTTGAAGGCATGGAGTTGCCATGTCTGCAAGGTGCTACAAACACAATAGACACCCATCGCCCAATCTTACTTGTCGAAATGCAAGATGTTGAAACTTATAGTAGAACATTTGATTACTTGAAAGCAAAAGACTACTACATGTACTGGCTACCTGTTAGTACATATCATGCGGAAAACTTTAAAGGTAACACTGAAGATGTATTTGGGCCAAAACACGGAGTAATCAATTGGCTATGCAGTGCAACTAAGTTAAATACAACACTGGAAGCAGTTGTAGATAACGAAGATTCTGTGGAAAGAATGGTTTGGAGGAGAAATCAAAATGTGGGAGACGATCTCAAACATGGCGAGTGATCGCTTATGGATTTATACAGGAATAGTAGGATCACTTTTTGGTGCAGCATTTTTGTTCTGGTTCAAAGATACACGCATGGCTATATGGGCAGTACGCAAGTTTGATGCAAGTCTCGAATGCCTGGCTACAAAGTGGGGGTGGACTTGGGTACAAAATGATCCTAATGCATGGCGTGTAAAGTATCCTAAAATTACAAGTAAGATAGATGAACTTGAAGCGAGAATTAGTAAACTTGAAGGAAAAAATAAGTAGCATATCCAAAAAAACAATGTTATAATTAGATATGAATATTAATCATATACATCTTAAAGATAACGAAGTAATAGATTTTATCAACAATATTGATCTATCATATAAAAAGTTACAAAATTTCTCATTCAGCGATTTTGAAAATAAATGGCGTGACTGGTTGCAAAGCAGTAGTTATAATAAATGTAATTTAGATACTATGAAGCATTGCGGATTTACATCCGGTACTACTCAAAGTTTTAGCGAGTTTGTAGCAAGATACAATCAGTGTAGAATAAGAGTAAGCCGAAGTGATTTTGTAATAACAAAAATTCTATGTAATCAATATAACGTAAGTTGGAAATACCTAGAAGAAGCGCCACTAGAATCAAACGACGCACTAATTATAAGTTTGCCATTTAGTGGCAACGGAAGCATTTATCCAGAATACGATAATTTATTAGATACATGTGATGAGCTAGATATTCCTGTGTTTATAGATGCAGCATATTTTGGAATAAGTCATGGTATAACTTATGATTTAAAAAGACCTTGTATAAAAGATTTTTCAACAAGCATAACAAAAACTTTTGGGTGCGAAACAATTAGATCAGGTGTAAGATTTACCAAAGAGTTAGTAGACGATGCAGTAACAGCACCATTACTTGGTCCTGGATTATTTGATCGGGTCAATGCTTATATTACTATGCAACTATTAGAAAATTTTAGTCATGATAAGTTTGTTAGTAAATATGTAGATAAAAGTACTAATATTTGTAAAAAATATGATCTTACTTCGACCAATACAATAACACTTGCTATTATTAATAATTCTCAATATCTAAGAGGAGACTATAATCGTGTCTGTATCACGGAATACCTATCTAAATAACCTACAAGACAATGATTTTCTATGGTGTACAAATATAAGTGCCGATTGGGAATCGATCCACAAAGACTGCGAAGATTTAGCAGAAAATAATCAGGATCACTGGCGTCCCGACATGGGAGAAGATTACAAACCATGGGACGAAGCGGGTGTAAAATTTAAAAAGTATTGGGATAGTTTTGGCGAGTACGGACTAGCACCTAGTAACAAGTTTCAAGGCTATAATAAACATAATACAAGACATTGGGAGAGCACTGCTAATAAACCTACACTTACAAGTCCTTGGATGGATGAAGTAATGGAACAATTGCCTCTTACTCATAAAGGTTGTAGAATAATGATGCAACCGCCTGGAAACACAATGCCATGGCATGTAGATAACTTTTGGAATCTCAGACATAATTATCCAGATATCGGTAAGTATGCAATAAGATATATTGTATTTCCAAAGGATTGGGATCACGGACATCTGTTACAAGCAGGCACAACATTCATTACACATTGGAAAGCCGGTGATGTAATTGTATGGCATCCTGATCGTTGGCATCTAAGTGCTAATGTTGGTATAAGTAATAAATGGACTTTTAATGTAACAGGCATATTAACTGAAACAGTCAGCAATGGTGATGGAAAAGTTAGTCCTTAAGAAGATTCTTAAGTCCATATAAAGTTTTTCTATCTATACTACTTGCAGCATGAATAACTTTGCCTGGACGAAGTTTTAGTTCTCGCACAATGCTGTTATACTTGTCTAGATATGTATCTATGAAATAATCAACACTTAGATTTTGTAAATGATATCTAGCAATTTCAATGCTTGCATGACTAATCATTTTTGCATCAGACATTAGCCACGCATTATCCACAGTTTCAAATCGTCTCCATCGTATAGCGACTCTATTCCATCCAAGGTCTAGTGCTTTACTAAGACTTACACTAAAACTTTTAATACAACTACGATTAAGATCAATTGTTAAACCATGACTGCAGCACCACCAGGCACCGTCAATGTGTACATCAATACCTTTTTGTTCACACTCGTCTAGTATTGCATCCCACTGGGGGTGTAAGTTCATATAACCAGGCATAGGTGCTGCAATAATTAGCGGCTTATTAAATAATAAATTTCCTAACCTAGCATATTCAATATTTGGCGTGATTTTGCGATAATATCCATAATCATGTTCAAATGTTTGAACACCTTGAACACCATATTGTATTAACAAACTATCTATGTATTGTTGATTGCCTTGAAGGACATCCACACAGGTATAGTTTTCTAAACCTAGAATTGTGTTATATTTGTGTGCTAGAATAGATTGCACGGCAAGTGTTTTAAATTCTTCATAACTGGCATCACTCCAACTGTGTGTCGCCAACTCTATATTTTTTAAACTATCTTGTGCAATTTGCTGTAACAGTCTATCAGTTAAAGGAGGTAACCTTCCTTCTAATAAATTTTTGTGTGTATTACTATGCATTGTTTACTCGAATTTGTTTTTAAAAAGTTATTACTTGCATGATACAATGTACTATCCCACCATAGCAAGTCTCCTTTATTCCATTCCAACACTTGTCGTATTTTATACTGAGATACTTTTTCTACTGCCTCATGGGTAAAATACTTTTCGTAATCGTTGGAATCTCCTGTGCCAGGATCTAATATAATTGTACTACTATTATTGCATAGTTCAGCATCATTGTCTACACTAATAGGAATAAGAAAACTAACATATGGAGTGTAATCTTCTTTTTCTGGAAATGTATCGCAGTGTATGTGCAGAGGAGTTTTGCTGTCCATGTAATGTGCAAAAAATAACTCACACTCGGAAAATTCTTTTCTTAAAGACTTGAGTATTGCATGCTCGAACCAAAGGTACATCTTTTTGTTATTCTTATCAATACCGTAAGTTATGCTATTCTCAGCGTTTGCAGAAGAAGCAGTAGTCATAGTAAATTTTTCACACCAATCGTCTAATGTATTGGCGTCAACCCAAGATTCAATCTTACCTGATTTGTTGGAATAATTGTGCATTGCGAAATAATATTTATAAATAAATTTGGAGCAAGGAGTTCAATATGGCTGATGAAGAAATTAAACAAGCAGGGTTCCATCCTGCTGATACTAACGGTGACGGCAAGGTTACTGAAGAAGAACACAAAATGTACATGGAATTCAAGCGTAGAGAACTAGAAGATGCAGATGCAATGCGCGATGCACAGCGTAAGATGGCATGGTTTAGTTTAGGAGGCATGTTATTATATCCGGCAATTGTATTGATTGCAGTGCTAGTTGGCGTTGACCAGGCTGCTAAGATCCTAGGTGATATGGCTGCTGTATATTTTGTTTCTGTTGCTGCTATTGTTGCTGCATTCTTTGGCGCACAAGCAGTGGGCAAAACAAAAAAGTAAATTTACAATCAATTCCTAGTATAGTATAATTACAGTTATGAACTATTATGATGTGCTAGGACTTGAACCTACTTGTAGTCCTAAAGATATACAATCAGCATACCGCAACAAAGCAAAACAGCATCACCCTGACAGTGGCGGAGATGTTGATACTTTTCATGCGGTTGCAGAAGCATATGAAGTCCTAAAAGATCCGCATAAACGTGCAGCATTTGACGTTCGCAACAGTCGTAGACAAAACATTAAAATAAACACTGGCAACATGGACAGTGTATTTGATGATATGTTTAATGTATTTGGCAGTGCAGGCTTCCATCCTAGCAAAAGAGAATACCATCGTGCAAAAGTCAACAAAAATTTAGCAATAAGCATAGATTGTACACTGGAAGAAATACTAGCAAACCAAGAAAAAACAGTTAGTATTAGACACACGGATGGAAGCAGACACTTAGTTAATCTAAAGATACCCCAAGGTGTGAATAATGGTACTAAAATAAAGTACAGTAAGTTAGGAGATAAGACACACAGTAATTTGCCGCCGGGTGATCTCACAGTTACAATAAATGTAAACGAACATGAAGTGTTTACCAGAGAAGGTGATAATCTTAAAATGCACTTGACTATAGATGCATTCAATGCTATAATAGGTAAGGTTGTGCAAATTAACACCATTGAAAATAAAACTATTAACCTTAATGTTCCAGCAGGCACACAGTACGGCACTAGTCTTAAAATACCAATGCATGGAATGTATAATAAAGCAGGCACAAGAGGCGATTTGCTTGTGCAAGTGCTAGTTAAAATACCTGAAAACTTAACTGAACAACAATTAAATATTTGTAAAAAATTACGGGATGACAAATGAAAACCTCTAAGGAAGTAGATAAAGCTCTAGAACACGCAGGCAAGATTGCAAACAAATATGGTCATGTGTACATCAGTACTGAACACATGTTGCTCGCAATGTTTCTAAACAAAGAGTTTGCCAAAATGTTAGTACAGTATGGCGCACAACTTAACGAACTTAAAATGGATTTAGAAAGTCATATTGCCGATACTTTTCAATCAACACTCGGCAAAAGTCAAATTAAAACACAAGCACTAGAGCGTGTGTTTAATCGTGCGCTTACAAGTGTACTGTTTAGTGGCAGAGAAAATGTTGCGTTACTAGATATTTTCATTAGTATTATGAGTGAACACAACAGTCACAGTAGTTACTTCTTGATGAAATATAACGTCAACAAAGAAGAGTTTATGCGGTTTATGAAACAAAACACTAGAAGCAGTCAACTCAACAAGCAACAGATGCAGTATTTAGACGGTATTATTGACGAGTTTTGTGAAAACTTGAATACACAAGCAAGTGAAAAAACACTAGACCCTGTTATTGGCAGAGATGATGTTATTGATGATATTACACAAACATTTGCACGACGTAATAAAAGCAACGTGCTTATGGTGGGAGATCCCGGTGTTGGTAAAACTGCAGTTGCAGAAGGACTGGCTGTAAAGATTGTTAATAAATCAGTGCCTGAATATTTACAAGACCACGTTGTTTACAATTTGGATGTAGGCAGTATGCTCGCTGGCACACAGTATCGTGGACAGTTTGAAGAACGTGTTAAAGAAGTACTAGGTGCGCTGATCCAAAAAGGTAAGTGTATCTTGTTTATTGATGAAGCACACACTCTTAAAGGAGCAGGCTCAGGCGGCGGCGGCGGCACAGACTTTGCTAACATGCTAAAGCCTTACTTAGGAAGAGGTAAACTTAAAGTTATTGCAAGCACTACCTGGGAAGAATACAACAGTAGTTTTGAAAAAGATCGTGCGCTTATGCGTCGCTTCTATCACATTACTATTTCAGAACCTACGCCTGCACTTGCTAAAAAGATTCTTATGAACAGTAAGAAGTACTATGAGAAGTTTCACAGTTGCAAGATTACAGCACAAGCAGTTACGGATGCAGTTGATTTGAGTGTGCGTTATCTCACAGACAAACGATTGCCTGACAAAGCATTTGATATGATCGACAGTGCTGGTGCGAAGCAGCGCAGACTTGGTGTTAAGGATGCAACTATTGACAGACAAAACATCCTTGAAGAAATTAGCAAATATGCAAAGATTCCCATTGCACAGTTAGAGGACAATGAGGACACTGTCAAACCTCAGGACATTGAAGCAAGTATCAAGTCACAGGTATTTGGACAGGACAATGCAGTAGACGGAGTGCTTGAGAAAGTTTGGGTTGCTAAAGCAGGACTTAACAGGCGTGACAAAACACTGGGTGTGTTTGTGTTTACTGGGCCGACTGGTACAGGTAAAACAGAACTTGCTAAACAACTTGCAGAAGCAAATGCAATGAAACTGCTACGCTATGATATGAGTGAGTATCAAGAGCGTCATACAGTAGCACGTTTTATTGGTGCACCTCCAGGGTATGTTGGCTTTGAAGACAGTAACCTCAGTGGTGGACTGCTTATTCGCGATATTGAGCGTAATCCACATGCAGTTATACTGTTTGATGAGATTGAAAAAGCACATCCAGATGTTAGTAATGTGCTACTACAGTTGATGGATGAAGGCTTTATTACAGGCAGTAATGGCAAGAGAGCTGATGCCAGAAACTGTTATGTAATTCTTACAACTAACTTAGGTGCATCAGAATCAGAAAAACGTGTAATTGGATTTAACGAACAAGAGCACCATACTGAAGCAGTAGATGAAGCATACAAGAAATTCTTTGCACCAGAGTTCCGCAATCGTATTGACGCAATGTGCAAGTTTAATCCTCTACCTGATGTTGCAAAGCGTAAAGTGTGCATGAAGTTTATTAATGAACTACAAATACAACTTAAAGAAAAAGGATTTGCATTGCACGTTGATGAATCAAGTATTGACATTATTCTTGCACAGGGATATGACGATAAGATGGGTGCAAGACCGATGTCTCGTGCTATTGATACTATGTTGCGTATGCCAATTGCTAAACAAATAACGGTTGACAATAACAAGAATGGCTGTAAAATTAAAATAAGAAATGTAGATAACAAGCTCGTTATTAAATTTAGGTACACAGATGGAACTATTACAGAAGCTGGAAGCTCTGAGCAATCAGTACAACCTTCCGTTACAGCATAACGACAGACTGTTTTACGGCAAGTATCTCTATCGGCTGAGCATTCATATGTACCGCTATCACTATCCACAACTAATGCGTGTACCTACTATTGACAATTGGGGGTGGAAAGTTGACACAGAATATCAAACAAGTTTTACAAGCACACTAAGACGCTTTGCAAACAAGTGGAGTGATCGTGTTCGTGTTGAAACTGAAACACTTAACTATTACACAGACAATGTAGATAGAATACAAAAACTTGCTGAATATGTCAATAGACTAAAGCGTAAAGAGGAAGATATTACTGATCTTATGCTTGAACTGGTTGCAATACGTTATTTTCCAGGCACAGTTACAGAACGTAACATACGCTATCGTAAAAAGCGTTTGCCATATGGTAAGTATCGTTTTCAAATACTTGGCAATAGAATGAATTACGAGCAATACAGCGACTGGGCAGTGTGGGCAGCACAATATCCAGATACTATCCGAGTAAACGATAGTAATACTATTCGTAGATGGGGAACATGGTGTGGAGAAAGCATTGGCTACATCAGTGATGAAAAGATGCTACAACTTGTACAATTTAAACTTGGCTCTAAAATTAATAAAATTGTTGAATATCAAATTAGGGAAACTAAACAAAATGATGAATGAATCACTTCTAGCAACACTAGTAGAACGCAAGCTCGTAACAGAGGAAACACTGGTGTATGCAAATGTTAAAAGTAAAGGATTAGGTGGCAAAGATATCTACATTAAAAAGGATGTGTATTGGTATCCTGGTATGAGTGCAGGCGCCATTAATGATATTGAAGGTATGATTCCTGAGCGTTTTGCTAAAGCATACAATATCAAACCTGATGGTACATACAAAGAACATAAAAAGCGTGGACGTAAGCCTAAGACAGAGTTAGCATAAATATACTATATAATTATATAGGAGATAAATTCCATGGCTACAGTAACAAGAAGTACCGGCACTAGCCACATGACCGTCGGTGTACAACACGAACCAGGATGCCACTGTTATTTGTTAACAGTGCAAAATGCATCTAACAGTGCAATTGACCTCAGAGCAGAAGATGATGCAGTCAACGAAGCAGTAGAAGCAATCATAATGGAAATTGCACCACTTGGTTACTTTATTACTGACAGTAATGCTGGAACAATTGCACTAATTATGGACTTTAATGTTGATGATCACACAGAGTTGCAAACTCGTATTAGACGTATTGGTGTTGATAGTGGAGCAAGTACAACAAGTATTGGTCCTAATGACATTGACATTAGCGGTAGTGATGTGTTACCAATTCGTAGTTTTGGCGCACTAACAACTGAGGGTGTAATGGCATTCACAGGTGCTAGTTAATGGCTAAACTGAACGAACAAATGTTAGTTATTAAAGTAAGTGAATTACTTAAAGACAATCAAGAAGCAACTCCGCCACTTGATCCAGAGGTTCTAGGTCAACTAGAAGCAGTGATTAGCGAACTTGCAGGACCAGGTAAAGTAGTAGAACTTATTCAGGAATAACAATGCCAGCAACATCCAGCGTAACATTATTACCAACAACCACTTTTGGCACATCAGCAGGTAACTATGATGGTTCCAGCGCAGCGTTTAACAGCGACAAAGTTAAAGGTGATGGCTACTATGGATTCAGTGACGGTGTACACACAGTACAAACTCGTGTTACATCATTGGTTGCCACAGTAAAAATACAAGGCACACTTGTTAAAGATCCAGCAGATACAGACTGGGTAGACATTGCAAGTGTGGTTACCACTGACGGTAGCACAGCAATTACTAACAGTTACCTAAATAACTTTACAGGTAATTTTGTTTGGATACGCATTGCAGTAAGTGACTTCACTGCTGGCACTATCAACAACGTTTTCATGGCACACTAATGAGTTACATTCGTTTCACAGCAACTAGTTTAAGTGAACAGCAAATGGAAACAATTGCTGCCGCTGTAGATATGTATTGTGAAACAGTGTGCATGGAAGATGACGACAATGATGCTACATACTATCAAACTGAACTCGGCGAAAGCATAGAGTTTAGTGTAGCAGAAGATTTAGACGAGCGTGTTGTAGAAGCAATTATTGAATCGCTTGCAACACACATAGAAGATTTTACAGTAGAAGCAACCGGTCAATAAGGACCACATTCGATGATATTATGGTTGTTCGATAAAAGAAACCAGCACGGTTTCCTTCCGAACTTAATTAAAGATGAAACACTGGAACCAAATACCAGTGCATGGTGGGACCTGTGCATTAATCCGCCTTTTTCGTATGAGTTCCGCTTCTTGAAATACTGTAAACTGGATGGTGTCGTACAACAGTGTACATTGGTCAGCGATTACATCAGTGGCACATCAAGTGCGTACTATCCTATTAATTTAAACTTTTGGGATCCTGACATAGACTATATTGCACTCATGGATGATCGCAGTCGTCAGCGTTTTAAACAAGGCGACTTTAGAGTATTGTTTTACTACAGCGAAGGTGACAATCCGAATCCAGAGATACATAACAGTTTAGATCGCATGTGTGCAACACACGGTGTTACAAAACAAAGCATACGTTTCGTAACTGCAAACTATAAACTGCGCAGTGAAGAACCTTTTGTTTACTTTCCTGACGATGAACTTTATTATAGATACTTGCAATTACTTGAAGGCAAGTATGTCAAGAAACATAATTTAGAATCTCGAGACAAAAAGTTTACCTGCTTGATCCGTGCAGACAAAGCATGGCGTAAAATATACGCAAGTTTCCTACATAATTTAGATGTTGCAAAACACGGTTATTTTAGTTATACAGGCTACAAATATGAAACAAGCCATAAAGGTTTAGATGATTTTAGTTTGTGGGAAAAGTATGACGACACACTACAGCAAGACGTACTGAGTTTTGAACTGCAAATGCCATTTAACTGCGATGAACTTTCAGATGCAGACCATAACAATCACAAATTAATCAATCACAACTTTTATCAAAATGCGTATTGGAACTTTGTAGTAGAAACACACTTTGACGATGATACAATCTTCTTGACAGAAAAGACATTTAAGCCTATACTTAACATGCAACCTTTTATTATTATAGGTAACCCTGGCAGTTTACAACTACTAAAAAGTCTAGGATATAAAACATTTGATGATGTAATAAAAGAAACATATGATATAGAAACAGATCACAGAGAGCGTATGAGTATGCTGTTAAAGATTAGTTATGACTTGTGTAATCTCAGCGATACCCATCATAAACGAATACAGAAAATTATTGCAGATGTGGTCGAACATAATCAAAAAGTTTTTCTAATGCCCAAGGTACACAGGATAAACAACTTACTAAACAGATTGGAATACAATGCCTAAAATACATTTCATGACACCTTGTTATGGTGGACAAATTACTGAAGTATGTTTTAGTAGTTACTTACAGTGGACCATTCTAGCAATTAAAAATAATATAAATTTTACCATTGATACACTGAGTAACGAAAGCAATGTTAATAGAGCCCGCAATAGTTGTGCAGCAAAGTTTCTTAGCGGAGATTGCACACACTTGATGTTTGTGGATGCAGACATACAATTCAATCCCACTGACATTGTTAAACTTGCTGGGCATGACAAGGACATTGTTGGGGGCATTTATCCACAGAAAACACTACCGCCTAAGATGGTTGTTAACACACTAGACAATGGAAAACGTGAAGGCGACTTAATTGAAGTAGGCACACTAGGCACAGGTTTTATGTTAATCAAACGTGTTGTATTCGAGGCAATGATTGATCAAGGTGCTACAAAGTACACTGATGAAATAGGACTTTCGGATGCAGAAAATGACAATCAATATGATTTTTTTAATTGTACTATTGATAGCAACGGACGCTACTTAACAGAGGACTGGAGTTTCTGTCGAAAGTGGCGTGAAATAGGTGGACAAATTTGGGCAGATACTTCAGTAGCACTAGCACACGTTGGATCGTATAGGTTTCAACCAGACATGGGAGCAATTAAAATTGGAAACAGTTAATATTAAACTAGACCTAAGCATTATTACACATGATGCAGTAAGCGAGCATCCGTTTGTAAACATCGGCATCAATGGCTTTCCGCAGTTTGGTGAAATTTGCGAACAAGACACAGTAGTTGAGTTTGATGTTGAGATCGAAGACGATACTGAAAACTTTTTGACAATTGAATATCATAATAAAAATGCCAAGCATGATGTTGTGCTAGGCGAAGATGGCATGCCAATTCTAGACAAACGTGTTGAAATTACAAGCATTAGTTTTGACGATATTGAACTAGACTTTTTTCAATTAACAGATCCGGATACATTTAAGTATGAAACCATTGATCCAGAAGGTTATGAAACAACAAGTTTTGATGCTACTAAACTTGCGTGGAACGGCAAAACAACACTGCGCTTTACAACTCCAGTCTACATTTGGTTATTGGAAAATCTTTAACGCATAAATACACTGTGTTTTAGGGATACCAATTAATGGATACAGTCGTAATCTATCCGGGGCGTTTTCACCCGTTCCATAAAGGTCATAAGAGTGTTTACGATGCTCTTGTAAAGCGTTTCGGTAAGAATCGTGTATACATTGCTACCAGTAATAAGGTAGATCCCCCAAAATCCCCATTCACATTTGATGAGAAGCGAGCAATGATGGCGCTAACTGGCGTTGATCCAAGCCGTGTTGTTCAAACAAAAAATCCATACCAAGCAACTGAAATCACAGACAACTTTGATCCCCAAAACACAACAGCGTTGTTTGCGGTCAGTGATAAGGATATGGCTGAAGATCCTCGCTTTTCATTCAAACCTAAAAAAGATGGTAACCCTAGTTACTATCAGCCAGCACAAAAAGACATGCAGCCAATGTCAGAGCATGGTTATATTATAACTGTGCCTACACTGCAGTTCAATGTGTTGGGTAAACCTATGCGCAGTGCCAGTGAGTTTCGTGCTAACTTTGCCAGTGCAGACAGTGAAACACAAAAGGCAATGATTACAGATTTATTTGGTCAGTATGATCCAAAAACGCACAACACAATGTCACAAAAAATTAACGAACAACTTGTTCGTGCAGACCAAATATTAGATCAACTTATTGAATTGGGTGCAGATGATTGTTACATCTTAGAAGCCTGCATAAGAGTTGACACACTTGTAGAGAGCATAACAATGAAACAGAGAAAGCAAACACTATACCAAGCAATCATGGAAGGTGGACATAGTTTACCAGAAAATGAAATTGTGCGAGAAGCAGAACTTGCTTGTCCACTTGCTACACAAGACCTAGCAGTCAACACAGAGAACAGAGATAGAACTATAAAGCAGTTTAACTATGGTCCACTTAATGTTGATGTACCAGGTGATTACTGGAAAGATATTGGCGAGTATTGGAACACCTCAGAAGAAGCAGCACTAGCCAGTAACTGCGGTAACTGTGTAGCGTTTGATATTAGTGAACGCATGAAGGATTGTTTGCCTGGCGATACATTTGATGATGACGGCGAACTAGGCTATTGCTGGATGCATCACTTTAAGTGCCACAGTGCAAGAAGTTGTCATACCTGGGCTAAAGGTGGTCCTATCAAAACTGAAAAAGAAAGTGCTGAATGGCAAGGCAAAGCCTTTGGAGGACAGGGCGTGAAAGAAGAAATCACAGACTTTAATAAAGAAGATCCTATGAACAGTGTTATTGCTATTCGTGGCATTGGTACAATGAGTATTAGCAGTGCGCTTAAAGAAGTTAGTGAAATGTCAGCAAATGTTTCAAATCTTGCTAAAGTAAAACATGCTAAAGGAATACAGGATAACTTTGATCGCTACATGAGTTTGCTTAACGTATACAACGATGGTATCCAAGAAGCATACAGTGAACTAGCACAGCAACGCAAGCGTGGTGGTACAGCAAGTAAGGGAATAGACAGAGATATTGAAGAAAATTATCTTGTAGCAACACCTGCTAATCCACTAGCAATGATGGGACAGCCAAGAACTAGTGGTGTAGACAAAGATGCACTAGTACCCACATTAAATATTGTGACTAAGAGTGCGCAAAAAAGTTATGATAATTTTGATAAAAAACAAGCGGCACAGGATGCAAGACAAGGTGCACTGCAAAGTAAAATTGATAAACTACCACCACGTGGCTCAGTGAAGTCTGTAATAGCACAGCCTAAACCAAAAGCAAATGAACACTGTGGTGATCCAATGGCTGATGATCATAAGCCAATGCGTATGCTACTAATGAAACTGTATGATAAAGAAATGCAGTGTAAGCCAGGCAGTCCAGAACATTTTGAAGTTATGCAAATGATTGACGGCTGTAGAAAGAACATTGGACTAGACGAAGGCATAATGGATAAAGTAGTAGACTATGCTAAAGGTCAAGTAGCAAAGCGTACAGCAACACTTACAGGCGGTAAGAAGAAATCAAAAAGTAGTTTTAGAACATCATGAAACTAGGTGAATTTGGAGTAGGCAAAATTACTAAACAGAACGCTACCAAGGATGCTCCTATAGGTAGTGAGTATAGTAATGTCAAAAAACTGGGTCTTGGATCTGGTAAGCCTAAACTTCACAATAAGAAAGCAACTAAGAACAGTGATCCAAACACACTGTTTAACTTGGGTATTGGTGAAGGCGTAGATGCATCATCACTGAAACCATTTGTAAAGTTTTGCATTAAAAATTTAGAACTAAAGAGTGTACCTAAGATTGTTATCACCAAAAAGAAACTAGATGGCACATTTGGCTACTATGATACTGATGCAAAAACACTAACTGTTAGTTCAAGTGACAGGCACCTTGCAGACATTATGAGAACACTTGCCCATGAACTTGTGCATCTAGCACAAGATGAGCAGAATCAAGACATTGATGGTAGTGATGGTAGCAAGCATGAGAATCAAGCAAATGCTGTTGCTGGTGTAATAATGCGCAAATGGGCTGGCAAAGATCCAAGTTTGTTTGAAAATGAAGAACCTGCAATGTTGTACCATGCAACATACAAACCGTTTCTTGATAGTATTATGAAAAACGGACTGGGCGGCAGTGGCGCACAAACACAGTGGGAAGATAGTAAACCTGGTTATATCTACCTTGCTAAAGATCCAGAAGTTGCTGTCAGTCATGCAGAAGCAAACGAAGAAGTGCCAGACGAATACATTGACGATATTGTTGTGTTAAGTATAGATGCTAGTCAACTAGACCAGGACAACCTGGAAGATGATACAAATGTAATGGATGATGACAGTACACTGGCATACAAAGGCATTATACCTAGCACTGCATTTAGTGTGCAAATAGATGAACTTAAAATAGAAAAGCCAGATCCTAAAGACACACTAGGTGTACTGCGTAAAGATATGCCTCAAGTAAAAAGCGATGACTATGCGGAGTTTATAGAATACTTAAAATCAAATGGTGCTAAATTTACCAAAGAAACTATTCCTGCTCGTGACCTAAAAGCAATGCAAAAAGAGTTCAGCGACGAAGGCATTATGAAGCAGTTGATGAAGAACATTGAACAAGGACCAAACAGAAAAGCAGTTATTGCTAGTAGTGATGATTACATCATGGACGGTCATCATAGATGGCTTGTTGCTATTAACACAGGCAGAGACTTAAATGTTTTCCGTATTAACTTGCCTGCTTATGAACTATATGATCTGGTAAACAAGTTTGAAAAGACATATTACAAAGACATCTATAATGAACGTGGAAGTATTGGCGTGCCACTTGCTAGTGGACTTGTAATGTCGCTGTTTCCACATCGTCCACTAAAGATTAAAAAGAGTACACCTGGTAAACTGCGCTATGACGAAACTATTACAACTGTAGACCTACAGCAATTAGAAACGTTTGCAGATAAATTGTTTGCTAAAGTAGGCATTGATGTAGAGTTTACTCGCCATTTCTTAGACAGAGTTAATGATGAAAGAAACAAGAAACCGATTACTATGGCGGAACTTACTAGACTGTTTAAGCAAGAGTTTAAGCGTTGGTCAAAGCCTATTGCGCAAATGGGACCTGGGCAGGAAGCAGTAATGAAAGATTTGCAAACAGATATTAACTTGCCGTTTGCACTACAGTATGACAAAGACAATAATGAACTAGACTTAATTGCTAAAACTGTTATGCGTAAAAAAGATTTTAAAACTCCTAACAGAGAGTTTCCTGTGGAAGGTTGGAGTGCAAAATACAAAAAGAGTATAAACTGCAGCAATCCAAAAGGCTTCTCGCAAAAAGCACACTGCGCAGGCAAAAAGAAAAATGAAGATGACAGCAAAGACACTTTGGGCAGCATTATAAACTTTCCTGGGTATGAGAAAAAAGAAAAAAAGCCTAAGTATAAACCTGTTCCTAAACAAGATAAAAGTGTATTAGACAAAGTGAAAAGTTGGTTTACTGATGACATTAATGAAGGCTATAAACTAAGACTAGAAAATGACGAAGACCTGCTTGTGTTGCACATTAGAAATACTCGCACAGGTGAACGTGCAGAAGTACGCGGCAATCCTAACTATGAAATAGACTATGACGAGAATGACGAACTACACCAACTGCTAGATGTTATTGGTAAAGCAAGTAACATAAGTGAACTAATGAATGGTGAAATTGTAAGTGTAAATCCTAAACATCCAGACGGTCCAAAGAGTTATGCAGCACTTGATAATGCAATGAATGAAGATGATGCAAGTGACAAAGTATATGAACTGCTATTAGATAATATTGGTGCTGGACCATTTGATGGAGGCTGTGTTGTTGTAGCGCAAGCATTACAGTTAATACATGGCGGCGAACTTATGGCATTGGTACGCAATGACGGAACTGCTGATCATGCAGTGGTTCAAAAAGGCAACACAATGTATGACTTTGATGGGCCAGGCACACAAGAAGAAGTTGTCAGCAGATTTGAAAAAAATGAAGGCACACGGATTGCAGAAGTTCGTAAACTAAGAATGACAGATCTGCCTGATGCTCCTCGTAATAGCGAGTTAGCAAAGCAAATTGCTAGTTTAATGAAAAAGCCAGTGCAAGAAGCACCTACTGCCAGAGACAGTATGAATTTGGATGCTGATAAACTACAGCAAAGCATAGATTACTTTTATACAGATCACGCACCTAAAAACTTTGGATCAGCGAGAACAGAAGGCAACTTTAAAGGACTGAAGGTTGTAACATTTACAAAAGGTAATGACACACTGATGTTCCTAGTAAACAATGATGATCAAGCAGTGTTTTATGTAATGTACAGCAAGTTTGACGATGGTGTTGCTATTGGCAATGTGCGCAGTAATGGCACTGTGAAAGCAACAGAAGTGTATGCATATCTAGTAGACAAGTTTGGTACACTATACAGTGATGATAGTCAAACACCACAAGGTAGTAAAATATGGACAAGTCTTGCTAAGTTTTACCCTAATCTGGATGTAAAGGATACAGGTGGCAGATTTGTTGCTACTAAAAAGACACAAGTTGACGAAGGCGTAAACGACCCACACATCTTTAAAGCAGTGTTCCTAGCAGGTGGACCAGGCAGTGGTAAAAGTTTTGTTGCTAAGAACATACTTGGCGGCACAGGACTGCGCAGTATTAACAGCGACGAAGTATATGAATACTTAATGAAAAAGCAGGGTCTTTCTCTGGATCCTGAGACTATTTTTTCGCCCCAGGGCCAAGAAATTCGTGACAAGGCAAAAGGTATATCCCGTAAGCGTGAAGCAACTTACTTGGATGGACGCATTGGATTGATCATTGATGGCACAGGCAAAGACGTAAGCAAGTATCAAGTGATGGCACAAAAACTTAAAGCAATTGGTTATGACCTTAGTATGATATATGTAAACACAAGCCTAGAAGTTGCACAACAGCGCAACAAAGAAAGAGAGCGCAGTTTAACACCTGCAGAAGTAGAAAAAATGTGGAATGACGTACAACAAAATTTAATGCAGTTTCAGCAGATTTTTGGTGCAGGACGTTTCCATATCATTGACAACAGTGGAGGATTAGAAGACCTTGATAGACAGAAAAACTTTGATAAAGTGTACGTTGAGACACAGAGATTTTTAAACACTCCACCTAAGAACAGAAAAGCTCTAGCGTGGATCCAGAAACAAAAAG